CCACGGAAAGCGTCGCGGTAGGCGGCGCGAGACGTATTTGCCGCCCTCGGTGTCGGTTATTTCCTGCTCTCTAATAATTTCTAGCGGCTCGATTGAAAAATAGTCAATGAGCTGCTGGCAATATTCTGGCTTATATTTCGTCGGCTGCCCTGGTTCTGGCTGTTTTGATAGCTCGATAGGCGGCTTTTTTGGTTCGTCCTTAACAATCCCGCGCAGTTGCTGCTTCGGGGATTTGCGGCTAGACTGCTTGCTACTTCGCCTGTTCCTGCGCATCATTTTTCTGGTTGCCATGATATTTTCTCCAAATAAAAAAGCGGCTCTTTCGATCCGCAATTCCTAAGGCTATTATAACATAAAAGAGGCGGCGCATAATTCGCCACCGCCCCTTCAAGCTTTTTAGGCGCACACATATTATTGACGTTTACGTCAGTTATGTTTTAACTAGCTTGATTTCAAGCCTTCCCGTTACCTCTGTTTAGGTTGCAATCTCTGTGTGCTAACCGGCAGTTCTCAATCGTCGTCAAGCCGCCCTTACTGATTGGAACAATATGATCAATAGTGCAATCCTTCATCGTTTCAATCGGCTTGTTGCAGAGTGAACATATTGCTCCATTATTATTTATTAGTTGTTTACGGATAAATTGCTTTGAGCGAGTTTCTTTTATGCTGTAAACTCTAGGTGTTGGCGTTTTATAGTTTCGTCCTTTGATTTTACGTTTCATAAACCTCTTAATCGTTCGATTGCTCTTGTGCTCTCGACGAAATGACGATCAGTTCATCAAACGGCAGAATGAACATTTGACGAAAAATTGACATACCTATATTAATTACCGCCTTGCCATCTTTAACCGCAATCACCGTACCGTACGACGCCTCTGAACCCTTACCTCGCTTAAACGCCACTATGTTGCCGACTCTAAGCTCAGGCTCAGCTTTTGGTATTATCTGCTCCTGCTTGTCTACACCGAATATCGTTTTGATTCTTTTAATTAGCTTCATCTTAAAATCCTTATTTAGTTATTGACTCAATAAACTCAATCGCCGCATCACAGCCCTTACAAACAACAGTCTGAATACCAGCCTCATTGAGCGTTTTAATCCACTTCTTCTGATTTTCTGATGTCGTGCCTCCTTTTTTGCGTTTCATTTCGATAGCGACAAGACGATAATTTTTACCATAAACACCGTCGCCACTAACAACAGGATTGTCTCCATAATGTATGAACTCCATCGTTGCGTCGCTATAGTCTGCTGGGACTACCACGAATAAATCAGGCACACCAGAACTCACACCGAGCTTCTTGTTTTTAGCTTTCTGGCTCCAGCTTCGGGTGTAGGTTTCATTCGGCACGCGAAAGTGCGGATAGCCTTTTAGTCGCAACCACTGCACAAATGCTTCTTGCTCCTGATCCTCGGTTGGATTATCTATGTTTGCGAGATTAGGCATTATTCCCACTCCTTAATTCCAAAATAGATCAACCAGTCTTGCTTGTTTTCTTTGATGGATTTTTTAATGCTGTCATATGTGCCGAAGTAAATAGCCGAAGGATATTGCAGAAAGGCAGTCGCTTTAACCAACAACTCTTTATCATTATGGTTGTAATAAACTGTCCACTTATTCTGATCGTTATTGCTCCAATCCGGCTCAAAGTTTGACGTCCGACGTAGTCTGACCTCGGCTAGTTTACGTTCAAGGGCTTGTTCGGCTTCTGTTTTAGTGTGATAAACATTACCATTGTCAATATTCAATCTGTCAACGATAGCGTCCGCGTAATTGCGAAAGTCAACTTTGCCCCAATAATCGATGTGCCAATATGTATCACCCCATTTAAGCTTCCAATTGATACTGTCTGTTGGTTCGAACCACTCGTCAAAATTATCGATTTCTCTAACAGGAATTGAATGTCTATATCCTGATTCACACGCTTTCAAAACCCTTGTGCCATCGATTTTAATTTTCTCTTTGAAGATTGCCCCAGCTTTAACGGTGGGCAAATCTTTTAGTAGCTTATATAGTCTCATACTTAATCCTTAGGTCGTTGACTGTTGGTTGATTTTTAATAGCTGGATAAACTCGACGAATAAGTAACCTGCGATATGGTTCCTTGCCGTCTATAGTTAGCTTTATACCGTTAAGCTTTGACTGCCCTAGTAATTCAAAAAACATAATCTCACCATCTTTGGTTTCTTGCGTATAAATAGCATTTTCCGACGGAGTTCCGTCTGCTCTTAGAAAAACAAGGTCATCATCTGAAATATCCGATACTCTCATATCTCTTTTCCGTCCTTATAACATTTCGAATACCCCATCTCGCCACCAACCGTTTTACAGCGAGCTTTAGTATTCGTGTATTGAGCCTCTCGCTCTGACATTTGATCCTCCCAAACAGCAGCCCAGTGCAAAAAGACAATTATTGAAATTATCAGTACATGTACACCTAAGACAATCACTACGTCTTGCGGGTCAGCGTTCTTCATAAACTTCGGACTAATTTTCATTTCGTTCCTTTTCCTCAACCGCAGAACTGGGGCAAGGCGACACCAAGTGAGTGTATATCATTAGTTAATTACTTTAAGGTTGGTGTCGCCTATTAGACAGATGACCCGGGTGGGCAAAATGGTCATCTGTCCAGTTGACAGCATAATTACAGAGCAAAGGATTTCTCACCTTTCGGCTTACTCCCGTTCGGGAACCCAGCTTTATTCCTCAGATTATGCCGCCAGTTCTACGGTTGAATTGTCAATGTTCTAAACCATTTTTCCCAAGTGGGGAAATTGGTTTTCTACTGGGTACAAATTGTACCCGATTGCCCAGTTTTTCGACATATGGTAGGTCATTGGTTAATGGCTTTTATATATTCATATTCATCTGCGAATCGCTATCAATCCGCTTCTTGCCAGTCACGAGGTAGCGTGAATCAGTCAGATTGCTATCGACGTAATTGTCGGCCAGAATATTGACGAACATCATTGCGTCACGGTTATCCATGATAATAATGCCGTCGCGATTGTCTGACATAAGCGCCAAATCCATTTTCTCGGCGTAATCGACAACTCTTTCCTTACAAGGCAAATGCTCAACATCCAACTTCATCAACATAGTAGTCAGTGATTTGTTGCGGTCAGCCAACTCTGCGAATGACAACCCCTCAGGCAAGTTCAGTGCAAACTTTTTCATCAAAAGATCAATGACTTGCTTTGTTGCAGCGTCGCTTGATGGATCTTGTTTGAACAAATTGACAAACTTCTTTGGATTAAACGCAAACACTTTTCCGCCAGCGATTAGCACTTGGTTATCAGCTGGTATCTTGAACGCTGCGTCGGCATTAAGCTCGCCAAATTCGCTACCGCTAACTTGCCATGTGAGACTCCCGCTCAACATCTGCGACCGCTGCAGCTGTTTGGCGATGTAAAAGGTCTTGTCTGGATCTTTTGGGTCGCTAAACCGCGCTACAATACCGTGCATACGCTTCAGCTCGTGTTCTTGTTCATTGAACTCAGAGATACGATCGTCTCCAAGAAAATAAACGAGTGTCTCGGCACGCTGAATGCTCTCAAGCTCGCTATATAGCAAAACATTTTCCATTTGATCGTTTGTCGCGTAGTCCCTGACAGACAATCCAACTGCTGCTCCAGTCTCCACAAAGTTGATCATGTCGTAGAGAAACAGTGTTCGCATTTGGTCTTCTATGGTCGATGTTTTCAGTGGTAACACGTATGGCGTAAAGTTTTTATTGAAAATGAACAGGTCGATGAGCAGATCTTTCTTATTAGCATCAGCCCAGTTCGCCCACTGGAATATGTCGAATTGATTGTCGTCGATCACTTCTCCCACCAAAATCCTTTCTGCTCAGCCACAGCCTCAGGTTGCTTTTCACTGTCCTGTAGGCTGCCAGCTGGCTTATTATTTATCTTGACCGCAACATCTACGTCCCGACCGCCGTGCTCCAGCAGCCATTTTTTGGCTTTCTTTGCGGACACCTCTGTTTCGTAAGTTTTAGAGCGCGGTTTGTTTTTCTCGTCGCTCCAGCGAACGGTGAATGTGCAATTCATCAGAGACATTACGTAGCCTCCTGTTTCTTGCGTTTGCGGCGCTGCTTTTTGCGAAGTGCTCTTTTAGTCATTTGGATCCTCGATCGTGCCGCCAAGCAACTCAAGACGTTTGGTAAACTCCTCTTCAACATCTCGATCGTTGGGTGAGAGTAATGTTTCAAAACTAATATTAATCTCGAACTCATTCTCATACGAAACTAGAGGGTACTTCTTTCGATAGTTTATGTCGAATCGCTTGCCATCAATACTTGCTTTAATCAGCATATACTCATATTTGCCGACCCAAATTGTGTCTGGAATCGTGAATTGTGTGAACCATGCCATTTTCTTACAGCCCCACAACCCACAATATTGCCTTAACCAATACTGCTATAATAGCTACTCCGACTAGCGAAACTAAAATCCCGCCGATCAAATATCCTATGATATTTGCCACTTTTTGCATTTTGCTATCCATTGATTACTCCTCTTCAAATTAGTATTTTTATGCGCCCTGTTGCTGTAATTCCCGGCGCAGCAGCTGGCTTTCCGTTAACTGTTCGTTCTCAGCCTTGCGATGTTCATCAGCGATAGCCGAGACTTCATCAACAATGTCGATGTCCGCCAGTATCATCTGATCATAAAACCAATTGCCCAGTTCGAATCTATCGCAAAACTCTGCTAATGGCTCGTCCTTCAAATGCAAGTCCAGCGCGATAGTGTCAAGCTCGTCGGACGGATATTCAAACAGTAATTCTATTAGCATCCTAATGATTAATTTTTGGCTCACTATTTCTCCTTTGTTATTACTTTGATCGCACCCTCATCGGGTAGCCACAAATTGCAACCAAAGCTGTAATTATACTGCCTTGGGGGTGGCTCAAATGTGCGAGGAGCTCCTGCGGTTGACGCCCCACCCTATATATACGAATCTGGCCACCCAAAGAGAGTGCGATGTTGGTTGTTAATGTTCTTCTGTTCTGCCGATTTCTTCCTCAACGTATACGCCACCGATATCGAATATCGAGCGGATAGCGTTAGCTTCTGCGCATTTCGCCAACATTACTCGTGGCATGGTTTTCCACGTACCCATAGCATCGCCAGCACGATATTTGCCGTAGTTGTCGTCAGAGGGATGAGTTTTAGCAAATTCGTCATAGTAGGCTGTATATTCGCCAATCTTCACCGCCTCGTATGAGCCGTCGAATCTGCCAAACACTTCTACCGTCGCCGAATCCAGCTTGGTTTTTTCAGCATCCTTGTAGTCGAAGACTGCTTTGCCAGTGTAGGCGTACGTCGGGTTTTTCGAACGGCGCGCTAGCGAGCGTAAGCCGTGAATACTAACGATTGGCTCTAGCTTTTCGATCCACTGACCGTTTACACTTTGACGTTGGTACACTGCGTAGATTTCCTTTTTCAGCGGATTCAGGTTGTATTGGCTGCACACCAGCATAAAGTAGGCTAAATCCTCGATTGGTCGTATTTTGCCCATTTTGTCGACTCCCAGCAGGTTGCGGTGAATATTGCCGAGAACCTTTTCTTTATTCAGCCCCATCGCCCAGTCACCAACATATTTCGCTATGCCAGCGTATTCTTTCTTGACACTAGGCTTCGCGACTTTCAAGCTGCTCTGCTCTTTCATTTACTTTCTCCTTTCTCAATCGGTGAGAAACACTGCACTCGTACTGGTTTAACCATTCCTGAACCTAGGTAGAGCATGTCACCCTTGCCGAGTAACCGCTCGCCTCCAGACTCATCCAGGATGATTTCCGAGTTTTTGGCGGTTGCTACTCTCAGACAAGCTTTAACCGGGCAATTAGCTTTGATAATTGGTGCGACGATATCTGCGCTTGGCCGCTGCGTAGCGATTATTACGTTAATATTGGCCGCGCGACCCTTTTGCAGAATACGTGCCAGGTCAGTTTCAAGCTGTTTACGGGTGTCTATCGTGGTGGTTTTAGTTTTGAGCTTGCCGTTTTCATCGAAGACTCCAATTTCGTGCTTTTCTTTGCCAGTCTGCATCACCAGGTCAGCGTATTCATCAATGATCAATACTCGGCGCTTAGCATTAACTCGCTTGTTCTTGTAGCGCTCATCCATTAGGTGAACCAGCTTCTTAATCAGCATGAGTGCTGCTGGCACTTCTGAGATGATGTTTTTACCCAAATCTTCAAAGTCTAGACCTTTCATGTCGATAATGTCGACTTGACAATTGGTCAGACTCTGGATGATATTGCGTAAGAAGACTGATTTACCGCTACCGGTTTGTCCGCCAATCAGCATGTGCGGCATTTTAGCAATATCGTCATAAATGACGTTGTTCATGGTATCGACGCCAATTGGTATTTGGTGGCTACTGCCTTTGCCGTCAAACGTCGGGAATGACTGCTCGCGCGGTACTTCGATGCCGACGGTTTTTGTGCCGTAGACTGGCGCGATAACTCGCACAGCGTCAGAACCGAGCGCCAGCGACAAATCGTCACCCATAGTAGCGATTTTTGACATTTTAACGCCACGATTTGGTCTAAACATGTACGTATCGACTGTATTACTTTTGATTACCTTTTCGATACGTCCGCCGATGCCAAACTCTACTAATTTTCCCTTTATTCGATCAGTTTCCGAACCATCATCGCTAGCAATATCTTCAGCAACAACCGTATTGACTGGCGCGAACTTCTCGCGTCGTTCTGTTGTGTGCACAGTTCTGACGGTGACGCCTTCCATCTGCGCTACAATGTGCATCGACTGCGCGCCGTTCATCATGTCGCGCGGGTTCGGGAAGTACGTTGCGTCTGGATTATCAACATAATCGCTGACTGCCTTAACTACACGTCCAATTACATCGTTAGCTTCCTCAATACCGTGGCGATCAAGCACATAATCTTTGATTTGAGGCATCCCGTCGCGGTTGATAGTTTTCTTGATTTCCTTGAAAACGACGCGACTGACAGGCTTCTTGTATTTGAATTCAATCAGCTGCACGTAGATCCAGGATTGAATCAGATATGCCCAGTTTTCAGTATCTTCGTCAGAGTATGACGTAACACTTTTCCAATCGATTATTTCCAGCGTGTCGCCCAAGTCGCGAACCACATCGATGTAGCCTTTCATCGGAATCTTTTTGTTACGAATTGATAGCTCACACTCGACACGATCTTCAATCGCGAGTATATCTTCATATGTCGGTAGTTCGTTAATAACGATAGTCGACAATTTTTGGTATTGGTCGATAATTTTCTCGCGGCTGCCAGTTTTGCCATAATCGATTTCGTAGTCAGCAATATTTTCTATTTCCTGTAACCCAGATTGTATTGCCACCTCGATTGACTGACCTTTCAGTCGTTCCTCAATCATCTTATGCATTGCTTTGCCGACAACCAGTGCTGGACTAGACGGCTCGTCGTACACTTTGGCAATGTAGCGTTTCTTGAATTGAATCTGATTATTTAAGAAACACATTATAGCCGAATGACTTAGTATTATTCGCTCCACTTACACCTCCCCCGCCAAAGCTCGGTCGAGAAATGTCGGATCGATTAGGTTTTCCAATTTCTCCAAAATCTCACTTTCACTCATTTCACTTTCTCCTTAAAAAATTAGTAGCATTTCACCTTACCATTCAGGCATACGCTCCACGCCTTCCATCCGCTCGAGTCCCACTTGCTGCGTGCCGCATAAATCTTATAAGCGAGCGCCACATTGTGCTCTGGCTGGTATCGCCTGTCTGTCGTGTCGTGGATTGAGTTGACCTGGAATAACCCAGCGTCATTCGTTCCATTTGTATTGCGCCCCAGGGCGTTTGTTCGGCATCCACTCT